CTTGAAAATAGCGGTGCGGCTTGCCGCAGGAGGAGCTGTGCTCCGACAGCTATTTTTTCCTCCTCTTAAAACTCCAGTGCCAGCTTGCGCGAGAGGTTCTTAAATTCCCGGGCAAGCTCCTTTTCGGACAATGCCTTAGGGGAAACCACCGAGATATTCTGCGTGATGCTTGTTCCTGTAGAGATGCTCCGCACGGACGCACCGGCGTTTACGGAAAAACCGGTGGGAATGGCGTTCTGCATTTCGCGGGAGACGGAAGCCATCGCGTCCTCGAAGCCCACGCCGATACCTTCGCCCATGTTTCGACCAAGGCCGGCGAACAGCGTCGAGGGCGAATGGATGCCGAAGAAGTCCTTGATGCGGTCCACAATGCCGCCGAAGAAGCCGCTGATTTTGTTCCACAGCCACGCGCCGGCGTCCGAAATACCCTGCCACAAGCCCTTGATCAGGTTTCCGCCCACCTGCGCCATCTGCCCGATGTAGCCGGTGAACGCCCGGACGAGGCCTGCCACGATCTGCGGCACCGCCTTGACAACTTCCACGATGATGGAGGGAAGATTGGCAATCAGCGACACCAGCAGCTTCACGCCCGCCGTAATGATTTTCCCGGTGTTCCCGGCGAAGGCGCTCGACAGCGCGGCAACAATCTGCGGGATGGCGGAAACCACCGTCGTGATGATGAGCGGCAGGTTCTGAATCAGCGCGATGAGCAGTTTGACGCCCGCTTCCACAATGAGGGGGATGGAAAGAATCAGCGCGTTCACAAGGCCGTCCACAATCTGGGGAATCGCCGCCGTCACCGCTTCAATAATCTGTGGCAAAGCCTGCACAAGGGCGGTAAGCAACAAAATCCCTGCCTGCACAATCTGCGGTATCGAGCCGATCAGAAAATTCACCAGCGCGGTGATGATGGCGGGGAGCGCCGCTATCAGCTGCGGAATGGCGTCGAGCAGTCCCTGCGCCAGTCCGAGAATGAGCTGCAGCGCCGCTTCCAGCAGCATCGGGAGGTTGTCAATCAGGCCCTGCACGATGGTGATAATCGCCTCAACCGCCGTGGGAATCAGTTCCGGCAAAGCGGCGCCAAGCCCCATTACGAGGGCGGCAATTAACTGTACTGCGGCATCGATGAGCAAGGGCAGATTATCAATCAGTGCGCCTACAATAGTCAGCACCGCTTCCACCGCCGCCGGGATGAGTTCGGGTAAAAGACTGAGGAGTGTTTCGAGCACCTGCGTAAACAGGTCAACCACCGTAAACAGCAGTGTGGGGAGCAGTTCCCCGACCGCCTGCAGAATTCCGTCCAAGGCGGCAGGCAGGGCGGCGACGATGTTCTCAATCACTGGTGTGATGTTCTTGACCACGTTCTGAAAGGCTTCCACCACGTTGCCAATCAACAGCTGAATATCCGCGTCCGCGTCGCCCAGCCCTGCCGTCAGGTTGCCGATGGCCGACTGCATCCCGGCGATGGAGCCGCTGATGGTTTCGGTCGCTTCCTTGGCGGTCGTACCCGTAATGCCCATTTCCGTCTGAATCACGTGGATGGCCGCATACACATCATTCAGATTGCTGATATCGTATTTCTGCCCGGACAGCTTTTCGGCGTCGGCAAGCAGCCGCTCCATTTCGGTTTTCGTGCCGCCGTAGCCGAGCTTCAGGTTGTCGAGCATCGAGTAGTTTTGCTTGGCAAAGCCCTGATAGGCGTCCTGAATGGAGGAAATGCTTGTGCCCATTTTGTTGGCGTTGTCGGACATATCGGTAATCGCCGTGTCCGCCGCCTTGGCCGCCTTGGCGGTGTCTCCGCCGAGGGACTGAATAAGGCTGGCCGAAAAGCTGGTCACCGTCTCCATATACTCGTTGGCGGACATGCCGGCGGTTTTGAAGGCGTTGGCGGCATAGCTCTGGACGGCCGCGCTGGAATCCTTGAACAGCGTGTCCACGCCGCCCACCAGCTGCTCGTAATCGGCGTAGGCGGCGACAACTTCCTTGCCGAGCTTAACGGCGGCGGCGCCGGCGGCGACTACGACCGCGCCCATCGCCACGCCGACGCCCTTTAAAACGCCGCCCAGCTTTTCAAACTTGGAACCGGACTTCTCCGCCTCGTCGCCGCTTTCCTTCAGTTCGTTCCCTAGATTGTCCGCGCCCTCGGTGGATTCTGACAGCTCGCGCTCCATGCCGTTCAGTTCCGCCTGCGCCTTGTTCAGCTGTATCTGCCAGTTCTGGGTGCGGCGGTCGTTCTCGCCGAAGGAGTCGGAGGCGTTTTGCAGAGCGGCGCGCAGGGTTTCAATTTTCGTCTTCTGGGCGTCGATCTGCTTGTTGAGAACTTCGCTGCGGGCGGCGGCCGCCTGCACGGATTTGTCCTGCTTGTCAAACTGGCTGGTGACAAGCGTCATTTCAGAGCCGAGAACTTTGAAGGACTGATTGATGTCCGAGAGCGCTTTTTTGAACTCCTTTTCGCCCTCTACACCGATTTTCAGGCCGAAATTATCCGCCATCCGCCGCTCACCTCCCTGTTAAATCCCCGGCGGGATGATGTCGTCAATGGAAAAGGTCTGCTTCGGCTTTTCCATGCCGAGAAACTGCTTGTGACAGGCCCATAAATCCAGAAACAGACCGATGGGCATCAGCCAGAATTCCTCCGCGCCCATGCTCATCTGCACCGTTCCGTAATACAAAAGTCGGGTAAACAGCTCTTCCGTGTTTACCCGACTTCCGCGTTTTTTGAGGAGGTTTCCTCCTCACTCTCCACATTCCGTGCCGTGCCCTTGAACATCGCCTCGGTGATGGCGTTCTTGTACGCCGCCAGATCCAGCGGCGAGGTCAGCAGTTCCACGTCCTCTTCGGTGAGCAGTTCCTGCGGCGCGTCCTTGTTTTTGAGGTTGTAAATCAAAATGGACTGATTCGCCAGCAGTGTAATCAGCCAGACGATCTCATCCAGAGCCATCTCGAAGTTCTCGGATTTCATCAGCTTTTCGCCGAGGTTCTCCAGCCCGCCGTAGCGGCGCGCGATTTCCTTGGTGGCGCGGGTGGTGAGCACCAGTTCATACTCTTTTCCGCCAATTGTAATTACGGCACTTCGTTCGTTTTCCATGCGTCATCCCTCCTTATTCGCCGGCCGGTGCTTCGGTGTAGGTTGGTTCGTACACCTGCCCGAACCAGCCGGAAATGGTTTCGGACGTAACGCCCGCGGCGCCCTCGGAAACCTCCGCCTTCCACGGGTGCGTTCCCTTGGAATCCGGCTTGTTGCGGCGCATGACTGTGCCTTCAATGCTGGGCGTTTGAAAGGTGATGGAGTCGCCCTTGGTCTGCAGGTTGGTAGACGGAATGCCGAAAATGACGCGGTACAGCCAGAAATAGCGGTACTTGCCGTTGGCCCGCAGGGCGCGGAAGCCGATGGCCACCGGCGGAGCGATGTTTTCCCCGGCGGAGATGAGCACGCCGTTGTCGTCCGCCAAAGCGCCGGTGAGATTCTGTGCGGCCGTGATGCCGATATCGTCCACACCCAGCGTCAGCTTGCCGGATTTGAAGTCCTTGACAACCTCCGACGCACCGTCATCCGCGTAAAGGGTTGCTTCGGCAAGCTCCACGGACAATTCCGCCGAGATGGCCTTTGCGAGAATTTCCGGGGTGTCATAGGTTTCCTCACCGTCCTCGGCTTCGGTGATTTTTGCGTAATAGAGCTTATCCATTCCAATGGTAGCCATAGTTTATTCCTCCGTTTCATAAGACTGCGCCACATCAATGGCGTAGTGGTGGTAGCCGGTATCGTCCTCATGCCCGACATAGGTGCGTGCCGTGATGGTAAAGCCAGCACGAAGCAAAGCACCAGTAATCTGTCGTTTTCGCAGAAGATAATTGTCCTTGGAAAAGAGCGAAATCCGCACCTCGGACACATCCATCAGCGGCGCGTTGTCGCCGAACAGGGCGAAATCATCCGTCAGCGGCGTCAGCACCAGATATTCGTCAGGCGGAACACCGGAAAAAACGCCCGTCTCCACAGGGAGAATGGGCGAAAGAATCGTATTGAGTTCCGAAAGCACGCTCATATTTTCCGCACCTCCTCGTCCAGCTTTGATTTCATCGTTTCGATGCAGGCCTTGCGGCTCTGGGTTTTCGCCGGCTTGAGAAAGGGCTTGGGCGGCTGACCATGCCTGCCATACTCGAGGATGTTGGCAATCTTGGCGTTGCTGCCGCCGTCCGAGCGCGGCTCGGCAAAGCCGACCTTGATATCCCAGCCCGAGCCGTCCCGCTTAGGTTTGGCGGGTGAAAGCCCCAGCGCGCTTTCCAGTTCGCCGGTGGAGCGGCTGGGAACTTTCGTGCCTTTGCCTATGACGGCGGAAAGATTGGATTTTACCCGCTCCAGCACGACCTGCCCGCCGGCTTCCAGCACACGGGGCAGAATTTCGTCCGTCTTTTCATTCAGCCGGGAAACCTTCAAGAGAAAGTCCTCCGGCATTTTCATTTCTACCCGCGCCATATCAGTTCACGCTCCCTTCCACCAGTTCGCACAGGCACTCCACATACATCCCGCGCCCGCGCACATCCTCCGCGCTGGTAATCCGATAGCGCTTCTCTTCACAGACGATAAAGAGAGCCGGGCTGACCTCGACGCCGGGAATTTTGCGGAAGCGGAACAGCACGGACGCTTCGGAAAAGACTGCCATGTTCGCCCAGCGCTCCGAGCCGTTGCGGTCCTCCTTGTAGGCGCGGACGGAAGCGAGAACCGTGTCCCCCTGTGTAACAAAGCCGTCCGCATCCTTGACCGGCGCGTTGGAGATGATGTTAACAAAGCTGTTCATTTTTCCAAAACTCATAGCTATACCTTCCAATCCCGGTCAAGCCGAAGAAGCAAGTTTACCGTGTTCCACACCTGCTGCGCCGCATTGGTGTTGTCTGCGAAGAAGCCGCCTGTGGAGCCGTCACGGCTTTCATAAAAATGGCTTGCCAGCATGATGACCGCCTGTTCGGTAGTGGGTGTCATTTCGTTTTCCGTATAGAAACCTTCCGTAATATGCTGATAGCTTTCGGCATAACGGACGGCGGCGGTGATGTACATCTGCAGAAGCTCGTCGTCTTGTGTATGCGAGAGAATCAGATTGGCTTTGACTTTTTCAAGCAGGGTGTCCATTCCCGCCGCCTCCTTCCTTGATTAAGAACCCGCCTTCATCTGCAGAAGCTGTATGCCTTCCGTCAGAATGACCTTGCCGTCCACGCGCTCCGTAGCCACATAGCCGATTTGACCGTTGGTGGCATAAAGCTCATTCAGTCTCTGCACGGTTCTGCCCGCGCGGTCGCCGATCCAGTAGTTCTTGAAATCGCCGAACGCCACGGTATAGGCGCCTGCCGCAATTGCCGGCGCGTAAGGAGAAGTGTACAAATCGTAGCCGAGCAGCTTGTCAGGTTCATCCGCCTGCAGGGAGGGCTGCCAGAGATACACGCCGTTGGAGTCCTTCAGCTTGCGGATGGCGGAAATGGTCGCGTCGTTCATGAGGAACTTGGCGTTTCTGCGGTACGGGGATTTCAGCGCATACACGAGGCTGATCAACTCGTCCGCCGTGATGGCGTTCTGCGCCGCCGCGGTCACACCGACCGCACCGCCGTTTTCGGTAAAAATCCCCGTGGGCTGGTTCGTTCCGGTGCCCACGCAGAAGGCTTCCTCCTCGGCGATGCCGAAGGCTCTGGCAAATTCATTCATGAGGTATTCTTCAATATCGAATGCGGAATCCTGCAGAAGCTCCACACTGACGCGGCAGAGGTCGGTCAGCTTGAAGGCATCGATCTGCTTCTGCCCGAAGGTCGGATTGCTCTCGGTGTATGCGGCGTTCTCCGCAGTCCACTGTGCCGTGGAGTGACCTGTGGCAATGGGAATCTTGCGTTCGTGCTGTGTGGTGATGACCTTGGCGAGGGAGCGGATTACGTTCTCTGCTGTAAGGGCAGTGACAATCTGGGTTTCAAATTCCTCCGGCACCAGATAGCCGCCGTCCGCGTCCACACCCTCGGACAGGACGTTGTGCAGCTGGATTTTGCCGCGCAGGTGGCGGTCAAAGTCCTCTTTGTAGGCGTCGGAGGCTCTGCCGGCTTTCTCCGGCTTGAGGGAGGCAGTGCGTTCGGGCGCTTCGGTAATCGGCTGATTGACAGGCTTGTTCAATTCCGCTTCGATGGCGTCCCGGCGCTCCATGCGCTTGATTTCGTTGGTGAGGCTGTCCAGGTCATGCTCCATCTTGGTATAGGCGGCGTCATCCTCCGCGGAAAGCACGCCCATGTCGTTCCTGTGGGTATCGAGGAAGCCCTCCATCGTGTTCCACAGCTTGGCCCTTTTGTTTCTTATTTCGGTAATCGTCATGATAAAAATCCTCCTTGCTTTACAGCAGTTTTTTGTAAAGGGACGCCTTCAGTTCATCGACCGGGCGCCCTTTGGGTTGTTTTTCCGGCCTGCAGAACGCTTTGCCGGAAAGCTTATTCATGAGGGTGCGTTCCACCGCTGAGGCGGAGAACGCATATCCCTCGGTGTCCGCTGTGGATCCGCGCTTTTCATCCGTCAGGATATCGTCCGCAAAGCCGAGTTCAATGGCCTTTTTGGCGTTCATCCAGGTGGTATCGTCCATCATGTGTGAAAGCTGTGCGTGGGAAAGCCCCGTCTTGATTTCATAGGCGTTGATGATGCTTTCCTTGACTTCGGAGAGCATATCAATTGCTTTTGCCATGTCGGCATGGTCGCCGAATGCCACCGTCGCCGGGTTGTGGATCATCATCAGGGCGGTGGGCGCCATCAGCACTTTGGTTCCCGCCATCGCCACGACCGAAGCCGCGGACGCCGCGATGCCGTCCACCTTGACGGTCACATTGCCCTTGTAGTCCATCAGCATGGTATAAATCTGGCTGGCGGCGATGCAGTCTCCGCCGGGCGAATTGATCCAAATGGTGATGGGGCCGCTTCCCGCGAAAAGCTCCTCGCGGAACGCAGCCGGGGTGATATCGTCATCGAACCAGCTTTCGTCCGCAATGGTGCCGTCAAGGTATAGGGTGCGGATACCGGTGTTTTCGTCATTGTCCCAGTTCCAGAAGCGTCGAGCCGCCGCCGGCATTTCGCGCCCGTTTTCTGATGCGGACTTCAGACTCTGTACCCGCGTCTGGCGCTGATTCTGGTTCTGTAGATTGGTATTCATCGGATTCTTCCTCCTCTCTGTTGTTGTCTGTACCGGCGAAAGCGCCGGCATCGGCAAGCTTGGTCATGGCGCCGTTGATGAGATACAGATCGCCGCCCTGTTCTGCGGGGATGCGGTCGAGGTTCTCCAGTTCCCGGATATCGTTTGCCGACATCCAGCCGTTCTGCCTTGCCGTTGCGTAGCCGTTCATGCGGCTGGCATAGTCGCCGCGGAGCAGGCCCTCCACATTGAATTTCACGAAATAGGCTTTCTTTTCGTCGGGAGTCAGGAGCCGCCGCTGAATGGACTGCTCCCAGCGGATCACCCACGGGTCCAGCGTATACTTCACAAACTCCAGACTCTGCTGTTCAATGTTGGAGAAGCTGGACTTTTCCAGGTCGCCGACCATATGCGGCGGCACACGGAAGATCCGCGCGATCTCGTTGATCTGGAACTTGCGAGTTTCCAGAAACTGCGCCTGCTCCGGTGAAATGGAGATGGGCGTGTATTTCATGCCTTCCTCCAGCACGGCGATCTTGTTGCTGTTTGCCGAGCCGCCGAAGGTCTGCTGCCAGCTTTCTCGCACCTTGCTGGGGTCCTTGATCGTGCCGGGATGCTCCAGGACACCGCTCGGCGCCGCGCCGTTGGCGAAGAACTTGCTGCCGTATTCCTCTGTGGCAATCGCAAGCCCGATGGCGTTCTTTGCCATTGCGATGGGCGAATAGCCCACCAGCCCGTCAAAGCCAAGCCCCGGAATATGCAGCACATCGGAAGGCTGAAGAATCACCGTACTGCCTTTCATGGTGTGCGCCTCATCGGAGGACCGCTGGTACTGGTAATACAGCTGCCCGTTCGTGTCCCGGTTGACCGTCATTTTATTCGGCATCAGCGGATACAGGGCAATGACCTGTCCTTTGCCGTTGCGGATAATCTGGGCATAGGCGTTTCCCCACAACAAAAGATGAGTCATCAGCGTTTCACGGAACACGAATGAACTCATCTCCGGATTCGGCTCGTCATGGAGCAGAAGGTATAACGGATGGCCGATAGCTTTTTCCTTGCCGCCGTCCTCTTTGTAACGATAGAGGTGGAGGGGCAGCCCCGCAATCGCCTCCGACAGGATGCGCACGCAGGCATACACCGCCGTCATCTGCATGGCGGAGCGCTCGGTCACCAGCTTGCCGGAGGAAGAACCGCCGAGATAAAAGGCATAGCTGCTGCCCGGGGTTCTGTTTTCAGGCTTATCCCTTGAGCGGAACAAGCCGCTGAAGATTCCCATAAAAATCACGCTCCTTCTTAAAACACCAGAAGCCCTCTGGTGTCGTAAACGCTCTCGCCCGTATCATTGCCGCACCGAATCGCCCGATCCAGCGCCATAATGGTGGCGACCGCGCCGTCAATCTTCTCGGTGGACTTTTCCTTGTCCGCCTTGATGTTGCCGGCGGGGTCGGTGCGAATGAAGATGTTATCCATGTTCCATCTAAGAACAGGGTTACCGCCGTGGGCGATTTTTTCTTCCAATGTCAGCTTCATCAGTTCCTTGGTGGGCGGGGACATATCCTTGAAGCCCTGCCCGAACGGAATAACCGTAAAGCCCATGCCCTCAAGGTTCTGCACCATCTGCACAGCGCCCCAGCGGTCAAAGGCAATCTCCCGGATATTGAAGCGCTCTCCAAGCCGCTCAATAAATTTCTCGATGTAGCCGTAATGCACCACATTGCCCTCCGTCGTCATGATCAGTCCCTGCCGCTCCCACAAGTCATAGGGAACGTGGTCACGGCGGACACGCAGAGCGACCGTTTCCTCCGGGATCCAGAAGTATGGGAGAACGCTGTATTTGTCCGCTTCATCCTGTGGTGGGAATACCAGAACGAAAGCCGTAATATCCGTTGTACTGGAGAGGTCAAGCCCGCCGTAGCAGACGCGCCCTTCAAGACTTTCCTCATCGACTGGGAACGCGCAGGCGTCCCACTTGTCCATCGGCATCCAGCGCACCGACTGTTTCACCCACTGATTGAGCCTTAGCTGACGGAACGCGTTTTCCTCGCCGGGGTTCTGCTTCGCGGAATCGCAGGCGGCTTTCACCTTGTCGATTCCGACCGTGATGCCGAGGGAGGGGTTGGCTTTCTTCCAGACTTCCGGATCCGTCCAGTCCTCATCCTCCGCCGCACCGTAAATCACGGAATAGAAGGTGGGGTCGACCTTGCGCCCCGCCTGGATGTCCAGGGCTTTCTGATGCACCTCATAGCAGATAGAATTTGTATCATTGCCCGCCGTCGTAATCAGAAAATACAGCGGCTGCATCCTTGCGTCGCCGGAGCCCTGCAGCATGACGTCAAACAGCTTTCTGTTGGGCTGGGTGTGCAGTTCATCAAATATCACGCCGTGGGTGTTGAAGCCGTGCTTGTTCGCCACATCCGCCGAAAGCACCTGATAGAAGCTGTTGGTCGGCTTATACACCAGTTTCTTCTGCGATTCCAGTATCTTCACGCGCTTGGCAAGCGCCGGACAAAAGCGCACCATGTCCACGGCAACATCAAATACGATTTTCGCCTGATTCCGGTCGGAGGCACAGCCGTACACCTCGGCGCGCTCCTCGCCGTCGCCGCAGGTGAGGAGCAGCGCAACCGCGGCCGCCAGTTCCGACTTGCCCTGTTTTTTCGGTATCTCGATGTATGCCGTGTTGAACTGCCGGTAGCCGTTCTTTTTCAAAATGCCGAAAATGTCCCTTACAATCTGCTCCTGCCAGTCAATGAGTTCAAATGGCTTGCCCGCCCATGTGCCTTTGGTGTGGCAGAGGGATTCAATGAACAGGACGGCATAATCCGCGGCTTTTTCATCGTAGCGCGAGGTTTTTGCCATGAATCTGGTAGGCTTGTATTTCTTCAGCTTTCGCACGGCGCACCGCCTCCTTTCCGTAAAAATGCGCACAAAAAAGGCGGCGGACTGTTGTGTCCGTCACCTTTTGGCTGAATGATTTTGTTGATGCTACGCGCAGAAAATCTGTACCGCATCCCTTAAAAACACGGCGCATCCGGGCGCGATGGCGTCATAATACGCGGTGAACCGCGGGTCGTCTACATACATCTGCGCAACGCCCCTGTGCGCTTCTTTGCTGTAATGATCCCAGTAAAAGCTGAGCCACTGCTTATGGAGTTCGCAGGCTTTCTGTGCCAGTTCGCTGCCGGGGTCGCCCTGCGCAAAGGCCGCCTTCAGGGTGTTGTTCAGTTCCTGCGTCAGGGTTTCCAGTTCGCCGTACTGCTCTTTCGTCATGTTCTTGAGTTTGGCGTTCGAACGGCCGACGGCTTCGTCCCCGTATTTTTCCCGGATTTCCCCGCCGTATTTTTCCTCATTGTCCGAAATCAGTTTTTCCTTAAAGCCTTCGAATTTTTCCTCGTCTGTCATTTCCGTTTTTCCTTTCATTGACGAAATGCTTTTCTGTACATTGTCAATCAGGCGCTCCAGCCGGGCGCGCTTCTCCCGCAGGGCGGAAAGATGGCTCTGCAGAGCGGACAGGCCGTCAAAATCCTTCTCTGCCAAAATGCGCCCGATTTCCGACAGATCCACGCCCAGTTCCCGGTAGAATAAAATCTGCTGGAGCCGGTTTACTTCCGTTTCCCCGTAAATCCGGTACCCGTTGGAGCGCACGGCCTTGGGCGGGAGCAGGCCGCACTGGTCATAATAGCGAAGCGTCCGGGTGCTGACGCCTGCCAGTTTTGCAAGCTGGTTGATGGTGTATTCCATTGACGTTTCCTCCTTGAATCTTATTGTAAACTATGACGTAACGTCAATGTCAATACCTTTTTGAAAAATATTTTAAAACGAGAGACAGCCCTGTATGGGGCGTCCTCGGCTGTTTTCGTGGTTAGTTGTACTTTTCGAGGATAGCGGCATACACCGCCCTGATCTCGTAGTCGTCGGGACAATGCACGTCCCAGCCCCTGTCGTAGTTCACGATGTCGCGGCTGTCGTTCCACTTGCGGATGGTGAGTTTGCTTATTTTGCCGCCGTCAATGCCGAACGCCTCGCTCGGTTCTTCGTAGTGCTTTACCCAGTATTTGTACCTATTGCCCGTCGTCGGGCCTGTGAGAATGCCTTCGCTCCACATGGCCGCGTCCTCCTTACGGTTTCTCGGTCAGCTTCCCGTCGACCAGAATGCAGCGGTGCTCCCGTCCGGTTTCGTCCGCCGCAATGATGCGCATCTCACCGTTTTCAAAGGCATTGTATGCTTTGATAAAGCGCCAGCCTTCGCCAAGCTGTTCTCGAATCATCTGCCTGTAATCCATCATGGGTTCCTCCCTGAAAAAGTGTTGTGTGCCTTTCGGCATGTACATATATCACTCTGAACGCCCGGAATAGCAAGTCATTTCCGCGAAATATATGTGCCGGATATCCGCTGCGGGAATTGTGTATATTACTCCTCCCCGCCAGTCAGAATGAAACGGACATATTCCTTTCGGTGTTCCTCCAGCCATGTAACCAGTTCGTAAAAATCACGTTCATAGGCAAGTCTCTGCACCATGTTCACATCGAACATATTTGTAAGCCCCGTGTCGCGGATTTCGAGTATCTGCTCCTTAATCGTCTGCGTCATCGCTGCACACCTCCAGACCCGATACCAGCTTGGCGTAGATGGTGGTATAGCGTTCGCATTCCGCACCTTCCGAGCCTGCGATAGCCTCAAGGAAAAAATCGGCGGCTTCCTTGCGGGAATCCCACGCCTTTTTCTCCCTGCAGCAGATAGTCGTGACGGTATCGAGCTTCTTTACGACATCCTCGCCGTAGATCACGTTCAGACCGCTGCCGTTGTCCCATCGCATGAGAAGGGAGCCGGTGTCATCTACGCCCTCGACCGTTCCCTTCGTACCGGGAGCGGGAGCCTGTGCATCGTCCATCTTCACAAGTTTCACCCTTGTGCCGACAGGGTATCTTTTGCGGATACTCTCCACAATCTCTTTACTCGGAAATCTCATGGTCTGCGCCTCCGTTTCTGAAAGCCGAGGAGCCCGTGAGGTTCTTCAGCAGGATTTTTCTGTCGGTCTTGTAATCCGCTCCGATGAAGCCCAGCCGCAGGAGGAAGCAGCGGAATGCGTACTTCTCGTTGTCGACCGCCTTTTCGGTTGCCGTCACCCTTGTGGCATTTTTCGCCATCTCGGAGAGCTTGCTGATGAAAGTGGTATAGGCGTGTACTGTGTCTGCATCGACCTCGGTGAACCAAGGAAAGGAAACCTTCTCGTCCGTCACCTCAATCGGAAGGGCATCCGCGCCGACCGCTTTTTTTATGAGCGCCGACTTACTTTCCACGATCCGTTTCAGATTATCGAGAGCGCCATCATTGAAAAAACTCCTCGGCATCTCGACCGTAAGCCCTTCTGCGGCGGTCTGTGTCGCGGTTTGGGTCAGTTCTTCGGATTCTTCCTTGAAGCCTTCCTGCACCTCACATTCAAAGCCTGCGGCGGCGATGGCTTCCAAAACCTTCTCGACCTCATCGCTGTCAGCGCGGTCATCGAAGAGGAGAGTTCCGTCTTTTGTGACCGAAAAGCAGTCAATTTCATAGGCTGCGGTCGGCATCCCCATGTACTTTGCCTTCGCTTCCGTAGCGTCGGCGATTGCCTTCACCAGTTCCTTGCGCTTTGCGCCTGTTGCGTTGTACTTTACCTGCATTTTGTTTACCTCCGTTTTCGCTTGTTTTCTATGCCTTTCAGCATGTATATACATCACTCTTAAGCCCCGATATAGCAAGCGAATAACGGGATTTCCTATGTAAAATAACCGCCGGATTATTTGCCCTCAATCTGTGCGTAATACACAATGCCGGAAAGCACAAATACCACATTGGGAAGCGCCACTCCGTTGCCCCACATCTTATATTCAGCGGAATCGGAGTGCGGATTTTTCAGCCATTTGATAAGCTGGTTTTTGGTCTTCGGCTTTGAGGACGTCCCCATAACCATCCGATGCGTTTCAAACACATCCGTCCAGAATTTGATTTCCTCCTCAGAAGGCTCCTCCGTACCAAGGTCACTGCACCACCAGTCCGGGAATCCCTGGAGCCGCGCGCACTCGGTCGGTGTCAGCCTGCGGACGATGTAGTCAGGCTCTTTGGATACAGTAGGCGGATCTTTAAAATCCCGCGCCATCAGCGTTGGGGATTGCTCTTTCAAAGCTTGGGCATAGGAGCCGGTGGTCATGCAGTATGCCACAGCGTGACGGTCGGCGGCATCCAGCGTAAAAGACACATCTTCATTCACGCCGCTGCCCTGAGGGCCGTTTTTGTCAGATCTTCCGATCATGGAACCCTGCACCGCCACCACTGCCATGCCGCCTTGATTGCAGGCAGGGTTGCCGCCGCCGGAATCCAGAGTCCGTGAAGTTTCCGCTTCATAGAAACCGCTGTGGGGATTATCCGACAGCATGGAGTGACTCTGCTTGGAGCAGATGCCGTAAACCTTGACCGCCAGCTCATTGCACCGTGATTCCCCGACATCGTGTGTGTTCAGCGTGTTCGCCGTATCGGAATTTTTCCACTGCTGACCCTCATCGGGAGAATGCGGACGGGTGCCTTTCACAAACGGCACAAACACTGTCTGGTCATTGTTGCAGGAGAGCGTTGCGGATTTGTTTTCCTGAATCAAGGCCCCCTTGCCGCCGCCTTTACAGCCGCTTCGGATTTTCAGCGTCTTTGGGGTTTCCACCACGAGCGGCTGGTTGTTTCCGCCCGTGCCGTAAGTAGAAAGTACCGTCTGCGCCACATCGAGCGGGCCTGTGTAGCGTGTATCCTGTGAATGATTTTCAAAAACCGCCGCAGGAACCGTTCCGGCACGGAGGGTGGGAGAGGTTTCCTCCTCATAACCGATTGAACGGCTGTGTGCGGAATGTTCGGTGCAAAAACCTGCCGATTCCATTACGCATGGCGGATGATGGGCTTCTGCCCGCAGGGTGCAGGTGACACCGTCCGTCACATCCATGCGGTTTCCGGGTCTCACCTGTCGGTTCGGTCGGTGCTTCTGCTCCGCAGAGGTGTCCACCGGACACCCGCACCCTTGGTCGTTTAAGCAGATTGTGCCTGCCGCTCCAGTGCTTTTTTCAGCAGTTCCGGCAGTTCCTTGCCACGAGCGGAAGCCCTGTGGAGTATACCCAGACACGCCTTCGGACTCAAATAGTATTTTTCCGGCACATCCGCCTGCAAAATCTGCGACAAGATAGATGCGTTTTCTGCGCTGGGGCACTCCCCAGTACTGCGCATCAAATACCCGCCATGCGAGACTAAAATCGTCTGCCATGATCTCTCCGGCGGTCGGCCACTTCGCAGGTCGAGGAGTATCAATTTTGTATCCCTTGACCGAGCAGATTTCTTCGAGGACAGACTGGAAGTCCGCACCCTTGTTTGAACTGAATGCGCCGGGAACATTCTCCCAGACGATGTATCGGGGATATTTTCCATCGGTTGTACACCTCATTTCTTTTACGATTCGGACGGCTTCATAGAAAAGCCCGGAGCGGTTGCCGTCCAGACCTTCACGCTTGCCCGCAATACTCATATCCTGACAGGGCGAGCCGAAAGTGATGATATCCACGGGCGGAAGTTCTGCGCCGTTAATAGCGGACACATCGCCGCAGTGTTTCATGAATGGCATCCTTTTGGTGGTCACGCGAATAGGAAACGGCTCGATTTCCGAAGCCCACAGAGGGGTAATCCCGGAAATCAAGCCGCCTAACGGGAACCCGCCCGAACCGTCAAAGAGACTGCCGAGCGTCAGGTTAGGTTTCATCCGGCAGTTCCACCTCCTTGACAAGGTCTGCATACATCAGCCTTTCGCCATTTCGGACTACATACACATTTTCCGGGTCGGATGTGTTTTCCACATACCGGCGGAGAATGACGGATGCGTATTTCGGATCAAGCTCCATCATCATGCAGGTGCGGTTCAACTGCTCGCAAGCCATCAGTGTAGAGCCGGAACCGCCGAATGTGTCGATGACGACGGCATTTTCCTGTGTGGAGTTTTGAATCGGATAGCCGAGCAGATCAAGCGGCTTCGACGTCGGGTGATCCTTGTTCCGCTTTGGCTTGTCATAATTCCAGATGGTGGTCTGCCTACGGTCGGAATACCACGGATGCCTGCCGTTTTGCAGAAAGCCGTAGAGCACCGGCTCGTGCTGCCACTGATAATCCGAGCGTCCCAGCACCAGGGAATTCTTCACCCAGATGCAGACACCCGCCAAATGAAACCCGGCATCAATGAATGCCTTTCTGAAATTCAGCCCCTCGGTGTCCGCATGAAAGCAATAGGCCGCGCCGCCCTTTTCAAGATGGTCCGCCATGTTTTTGAAAGCCGAGAGCAGAAAGTTGTAGAATTCCTCGCCCTTCAGGCTGTCGTTCTGGATGGTCAAGCCGTCCGATGCCTTGAAGGAAACGCCGTAGGGCGGGTCGGTCAGGATGAGGTTTGCACGCTTTCCGTCCATGAGTTTTGCTACATCATCGGCGGAGGTGGCGTCGCCGCACATCAGCCTGTGCCGTCCGACTGTCCAGATGTCGCCCGGCGCTGCAAAGGATGCCTTTTCCAAAGCGGCACTCAGGTCGAAGTCGTCATCCTCGATGTCCTTATCGGTTCCGCCGCCCAGTAATTTCTCAAGCTCCTTTTCGTCGAAGCCTAGAAGCGAGAGGTCGAACGCGTTATCCTGCAGGTCGGACAATTCGACCGACAGCATTTCCTCGTCCCATCCGGCATTCAGCGCCAGCTGGTTGTCGGCAAGGATATACGCCCGTTTTTGCGCGTCCGTAAGGTTCTCGGCGAATACGCAGGGAACGGTTTCGTAGCCTTCCTCGCGGGCGGCCTTGATTCTGCCGTGGCCGACAAGAATGTTATAGTCGTGGTCAATGACCGCGGGAGAAACGAATCCGAATTCACGCAGGGAGCTTCTCAGCTGTGCAATCTGCTCCTTGCTGTGCGTCCGGGCGTTCCGGGCATAGGGCACCAGCTTATCAATGGGTACCTGTTCTAATCTTTGTGTGTTCATCTATATTCCTTTCCGGGCGCGGAGCAGGCGCTCCATCGTGTCATTCGGATTTCCCTCAAAATCTTCGGTGCAGTTCTGCTTCACCACGTCAAAAATTTCGTACCAGATGAGATTTGCTGTTTTCTGATACTGCTGCGACATCTGCACGAACGGAGACGTCACCACGCTGCCGGTCGTCGGATGCTTTCCCAAAAGACCGAAAGTGCTGATTGCGTCCTCGCACTGGATATACCGGGCAAACGCCTGCGCGTAGGATTCGATGAGCCGTTTGTTTACAAGGTTCTCGCAGCGGCGTTCCTTCAGCCACAGCCAGGTTTCCTTGTAGATGATGTCCGCACCGAGCGGCTGGCCGTTTTTCTGCTTTGCCGACAGGTATTCATCGGGCTTTGGCATATCCGCGCCTTCGAGCACCGCGCCTTCCGGCAGGTCGACCGCTTCAAGCTCGTCGTAATCAAGCTCCGGCACATCGTTGTTCATGATTCTTGCTTTGTGTCCGCTGTTGATTTTCTCCGCGGCGGGAGCCGGCTTGTCGCCGGCCCGGACACGTCTGCCGCCTCGATAGGTTCCGTCTTTTGCCACAACCCGCACCTCCTTTGCCGGCAGCATTAAGCCGGGCAGGGGTTAATCCCCTGTTTGAACCGGAATTTTCGTACACGAAGCCCCGCGCCGCTGTCCGCTTGAAGCAGGTTTAGAGATTTTGATACCCCCGCCGGTCAGCCGCGGATCTGTCTGTCACCCATTTCAAGATGAATTTTTGTGTGGCAGGACTGGCAGAGGCTCATAAGGTTGCTTTCTCTGTGGTCACCGCCTTGGGAGACGGGCAGAATGTGATGCACCTCTTCCACAGGCGTCAGCCGTCCTTCTTTCAGGCACCGCTCGCACAGCGGATGCGCCGCGGCGTAGCGGTCGCGGATCCGCTTCCATGCTCTGCCGTACTTTTTGTTCGTGTCGGGACTTCGTGTGTATTTGTTGTACTGCTGTGCGGCAAGCCGCTGATGCTCCTCACAGTACTGTCCGTCCGTGAGGTTGGGGCAGCCGGGGTAGGAACAGGGGCGTTTTGGCTTCCTTGGCATTGCGCCACCTCCTTCGGACATACAAAAAGCCCCGCGGGACTGCTCCCGTGAGGCTTGTTTCATTCTACTTCGCTATTGTAATGATATCACAGGAGGAGTGTGCCATACTGTGCCAAACCGTGCCAACTTTTAATCCGGGACAATAAAATTCTGCAAAGCCGACCCGTGTATGCGGTGTACCGTGCGAAGCGACACATTCAGCATCTGTGATATCTCTTCCCAAGAGCAGTTGTCCAGGTAGCGGTAACGGAGTACCAGCTGCTCCTCACGGCTGGTAAGCCTGTCGATTGCCGTGTTGATGGTTTCTTTGAGACACACCAGATACGCTACCTTTTCCGCCACATCCCTTTGGATTGCATCGATTTTCTCAAGGCATCGGACAAAAGGGGCTTCTGTCGGCTTGTTTGGATTGTAGTGCGGTTCGAAATTACTGCCTGAGATGCCGCTCGATAGTTCCCTCCAGTAGTCAATCTCACGCAGGCGGCAGTTGATGAGTGCGTCCAGGTGCCGCGCCTGGTTCAAATATTCTTTTGCGGTCATGCGTCCACCTCCATTTGCAGGGAGCGGATCAGCATCCCACCGTCTACACTCGTAAGTACCGAAAACCAACTCGAACGAAAAAATCTTTCTATTTCGCCCTTGTCCGCCAGCGCGGATTTGTTTTTCGGATTTGCTTTGAGACATTTCAAAGCTACCCGGTAATCCTTGACCGCCTGCAGAATGATGGCGTTCGCAAGGTTTTCATAATTTGTAATGTCGCTCATATGCGATACCTCCTAAGATTGGAAATAGGCATCGTTGCATCGGAGCGATGTATCTTTGTATCAGTGCGGAGAACCGTTTACCGCGGTTCGCACCTCGTCCACCGAACGCACCACCAGCGCAGTGCCGCCGGCCGCGAGGATTTTTCGGATGGTCGCTTCCTGAAGCTTCGTAGGCCTGCCGCTGTCGGTCTTGACCTCGAAGCCGAAGAACCGGCCGTTAATGCAGGCAATGATATCGGGAATGCCTGCCGTCCCGTACATACCGCCGTGCTCTTTCCAGCAGAAGCACCCCGGCACGGTTTTAAGGTACTTCATGATTGCTTTTACGATGTCCGCCTCTTTCATCTGTTCCAAAAACCTCCGTATTTTCAACGCTTGGAACACATGGAACACGAAAAATCCCATTTTACTGTATTTTTTATCGTGAAAAACAGGGGGTATATATTTTTTGTATTATATATAGAGAGATAGGATTTTGGCGTTCCAACGTGTTCTCGTGTTCCGAAGATGCTCGTGGAGAGGCAGCCGGGATTCGTCATCCCAGCACCTCTCCGAGCCTTATTCCCGCCAGAATGCGCCTTTTCGCCATGCGGTCAATGTCCCGCGTCACATTGGGGTACGCCGCCGTAATCTGCTGCACGAAGTTCTTCTGTGAGTATGGCTTTAAGCCGCATTCCTCGCAATATCCCTTGTATGCATTGAACAGTTCCGTAGAGCCGACCGAATACGCGGCATCCAATTCGCAGTATTCTTTCAGGAAGGACAGCACGGAATCCGACTCCTCCCGGTACTGCTGCAGCTCGTTTGCATTGACCTGCGTTTCAGAGAACAGATAATGATGGTTCATCAGCCTGCGCAGACCTTCCAACGCGAACAGAAAAATGCCGTCCGCCTCCATGCGGAATTTCTCCAGCAGTTCCGGGTCGCGCTTTTCCTTCGGTACGGTATGATTGAAGCGTATGATAATGAGCCTGCGGTAAAAGCCCTCGGAGCGGTCGCCGTAATTTTTGGGAATGCTGTTGCAGGAAAAGAGAAGCCTTGCGCTCGACTGGAATGAGAACGGATTCTTGTTCTTTTTTTCCACCGTCAGATAATCCTCTCCCACAAGCGCCTTGAAAATGCCGTTATCGTCGATGTTCTTTGTGGGCAGATCGGCGAAGATGTTCGCCAGTTTGCCGAAAAGCTCCGCCGTCTTGAAGCGTTCGTTCAACGCCTGCCATGACACATTGGACACGTTTTGCTTGCCAAGCAGCACATCGTTCAGCACGCGGAGCAGCACGGACTTGCCCGCTGACGCAGCTCCCACGATAACAAAGCACTTCTGTGCCGAGTTGACGGGGATAAGGAAATAGCCCAGCATCTCCTGTATCAGTCCGACCTGCTCTATATCGCCGCCCATCGACTCCGCCAGAAACTTTTTGAACCGAGGACAATCCGCTTTTTTATCATAGGTCACGTTCAACTGTACCGTAGAGTAATAATCCGGCGTGTGTTCCGTCAGCGTATCCTCCAGAACGTTGTATAAGCCGTTGCGGACGTTGATGATGTACGGATTGGCATTCAGTTCGCGAATATCCCGCTGAATCAGGAGCCGCCACTGTTTTTCCGCGTCAACGATCTGCGACATCTTTGTTTCCCGCACCAGCATTTTTTCCTGCACGAGCCGCTGCGCCTCCATTTCGGACATTTCCTGGTACACGCCGCCGTGATAATGAAAATGCTGCTCCGCGGCATAGAACACCTGTTGTTCCTCCGCCAGATTTTTAGCAAGCACGCCCGGCAGGAATCGTAGGCCCTTCTCGTTTGGTTCATACCAATCCGGTACCGCCGCACCCGCTCTGGCCCTTTTTGCGCTTTTGCTTGCCTGGTACGCCTTGCTGACATCCTTGAATACGGTGTTTAGCGACTTCAGAAACGTTGTTTTCAGCTTAAAATGATCGCGAATTTCGGAATTGATGATTACATCCGCCGTCACTGCGTCCTGGTTATACAGATATTCCGATATGAATTGCTTCGCTGTCTGAAGATCCTTGATTGCTTCACCCGTCACAGGAAGCCTTTGCAGGATGTCCAGCAGGAGGTCCGCACCCATCGGCTGATAGCACCACGCTGCCGGGGACTTCACCGGGCATTCGCCGGCCGCAAACTTCGGACACTTGAAGCCCTTCTCGCAAATGGTCTTGCAGGTGATGGGATTTGTGCCGCTTTCCAGGAAATGATTGATTTTCTTCTGCGTGTTGTTTTCTGTGTACCCGGGATAGGGAGCCGAAAGGTCATGTATCATCTTCGTGCCGCCATCAAAGGGCGCGAGGTTCGTTATCATGGCATACCAGTCGTGCTCCGACAGGGATGCCGCGTCGTCACGGCAGTGCTGGAGAAAAACGCAGGAGCGCATGACCTGCTCGATGCCCTTTTCCGTCCCGCTCTTGCGTTCTACGGGCGTAAAGTCCACTTCCGGCAGGATATCCGACAGCTGATCCTGCGTGTATTTGCGTTCCGGATGGAAGCTGACACAGGTTACCTCTACGGGAGTATCCTTTTTGCAGTGCATAAATCCGGGCAGCCGCATCACCCTTGACTCGTTGACGCACATGGGATCTCCATCAAAATGCTTCACAAGCTGCGTCTGTATCATGCGGAACCGCCCAACCTTGGTGGTGGAATCCATAAACCAGTATGCGTGGAAGGATTTCTGCGTTTTGATAATCATGGACGGCGGGAGAGGGAATGCGTCAATCTTTTTCTGCTGCTCATCAAAGCTGTCCTTGTCCATCTCCACAAACTGCGCATTGATCCGCGTAATCGACTCATCGTCATGCCCGCCGTAGTTGACCACGAAAAAGATACCGCGGTTCATAGCGTTGTGATTTTTGAGCGTTTCTTCTATGCTCTTGTATTTCCCGCATTCGCACGACAGCTTTGCCCCTTTAAACACGCCATCCTTCTTATCGTCAAAGACGCGGAAGCAGACGGTATCCGAGGGATTAAACAAACTGCCAAGAACATCAGTTGCCGTCGCGTTCATACGTCCGCCTCCTTAAAATATCGCAGCCTTTTTTTCAGCCGCTCCGCCTCTTCAATCTCCCGAGCGACACCCGGTGAAACCGCGCCGAATACCCACACCTCATCGCACAGGCGGAGAAGCGCCAGGCCAAACAGCAGCCCCAGTTCGCGTTCGTTTGGATTGTCGTCGTTCAGTATTTGCGGATACAGAAGGTGGCTCGCAATCGGCATATGTCCCTCATCAATTACACGGCGGCAGTACCGTATCGCCGCCGCGACATTTGCGTCCACGTCGCCGGCGTATCTGGAAGCCACATAGATCTTCCGGCGGTTCTTGTCGGCATAACGCTGTTTTTGCTGTTCCCGATATTCCTTCATAATCCGGCTGATTGCCGCTCCCGCGGTTGGATCGGCATAGCCTTCGCTATTTTTGTACATCATCAGTCCTCCAGTTCTTCCATCATTCCAAAGGTCGGCCCCGCGGAAGCCTCCGCGACCAGCGGAAGGTCAAATTCAGGGAAAGGCTTTTCTTCCATACAGGCGCGGACGAAAGCTACCGCTTCCGACAGCCTGTCCTCCGGGATAATGAAAGTCAGCTCATCGTGTATCTGAAGGATGGGCCGCAGCCATCTGCGCTCCGGCAGCCCGGCAAGTATCCTTGTGATGGCGAGTTTTAGAATATCCGCCGCCGTTCCCTGAACAGGTGTGTTCAGTGAGCACCGCTCCGCAAACGACTTCTGTCCCCAGTTGTCTGACGCAATGCCGGGAAGGTACCTGCGCCTGCCGAGCCAGGTTTCGGAATACAGTCGCCTTGCGGCTTCCGCTTTCGTCTCTTCCTGCCACGAGGTCAGTCCCTTGTATCCGTGCTTGAGGTTGAAAAGTATCTCCTCACACTCACTCACGGATTTTTCAACCCCCGCCTTGAATTTCAGCGTCTTTTGCAGTCCTCTGGGGAACAGCCCGTAGAACGTGCCGAAATTCACGTTTTTGGCAATCGTTCGGCGTTCCTTGTAGTTCTCCGAATGCTTGTCCTGAGCTTCTTCATAACTTACACCGAAAATGACGCTGGTCGTAGCGGCATGGATATCGCCGTTTTTGCGGTAGGTGTCGAGCATCCTCTCATCACGGCAGTAAAACGCGCCGACCCGAAGCTCTATCTGCGAGAAATCGAGCGAGAGAATAAGACAGCCCTCCGGCGCCTTGATGAAGTTTCGGACACCGATGGGATCGTTGGTTTTTCGCGGCATATTCTGCGCGTTGGGATTCCGGCAGTTCATCCTGCCCGTATCCGTGGACAGGGCGAACAGTTCCGGATGGATGCAGCCCGTCACGGGATTTAAGTATTTCAAGTACCCGTCAATATAGGTGGATTTGATTTTGCCCCACTTGCGGTATTCCTGCACCAGAGTGAACAGCCCCGACAGTTCCGGCCGGTTCTCATCGCACCATTCTTTAAGGAGCGTCATGGTCATATCGTCCGCCGCCTCGCGGTTGGTCTCCGTGGTTTTTAAGATAGGCAGTCCCAAATCTTTATACAGATAATTCTTGAACGCCTGCGTGGAGCAGTTCGCGCCGATATTCACATCTCCGATGATAAATTCGATTTCCCCGCGGATGCGCTCCATTTCGGCTTCTGCTTCAGTTTTGCGCTCTTGCATCAGAGGGAGGTTAACCGGAATGCCGTTGCATTTCATAATGCCGAGATACACAGCGGTAGGGCTTTCGATTTCTTCCACGATATATCGGTGCTTTGGCAGATAGCGGTCGAACCACTCGTTGAATTTATAATAAAGACGAAGGGCAAAATCCGAGTCGGCAGAACCGTAGCGGACGGTTTCCTCATCCTGCGCGTCCAGTTCGTCAAAGTGCTTCCCGGCTGTGACGCTTGAAAAGGACGGAAGAGGTTCCCCGAACAATTCCTCCGCCAGCCGTTTCAGACCGCTTTCGCTCAACTTGCGGAACTCATATCGGCTTTTCAGGCTCATCTGTGATGCGCAGATCGTGTCGTACACGGGAGCCTGTATCGCGATGCCCCTCGCATACGCCATCCCGGATTCAAAGGCGATGTTGTGGGCAATCTTTGTAATGGTTTTATTCAAAAGGAACGCTGTCAGAAATGTGAGAAAAGCGTCCTTGTCTATGTTTGTGCCAACACGGTGGGCAACGGGAACATAAATGCCCGTACCTGCTTTTACGGAAAAGGAGCAGCCGGCGATATGCGCTTTTGCCGGGTCGAGCGCCGCTTTCTCCTCCTCGCGGTACGGATCATCGGGAGCAGTCTCAAAGTCGAATGCGACAATGCGGCTGCCGCCGATGTAATCCCGTATCCCGTCCACCGTGGTCACACATTTGTAATCTGTATTCATGCGTAATCACTCCTATGGAAATACCCGGAAGAGCCTTTCACCCCTCCGGGCATTTATGCTGCTTACTTTAACGGTTCGATAATTTCTCCCGTTTCGGCATCGACCTGCGGCTCCTCGTCAATAAAGGATGCCGGAGAGAGGTTTGCGGCGTATGCCTTGACCGTATCCGATACGTCTGCGACAGCAGAGCGTTCCTCCGCACTCAGCATACGTTCAAAGGCAAAGACCGCCTGGGAAAACGCAATGCCGGATGCGTTGGTTGCTTTCTTCAGCGTGATTTTCGTGACGACCTGACTCAGTTTGCGTCCGCGGGAAAGCTGGCTCTTTACATAATGCGTAAAGGATTTGAGCGAGCCGGTCGGCAGGGAGAGCGTGATGGGGAACAGTTCTCCCTCGCGCAGGATGTAGAGCATACGCTTGTTTTTGCACAGCTTGCTCTGACCCTCGCCGCTTCCGAACTTGTTATACGGGCAGTTCTGACAGTCCCCGCCGGGTGTGCCGATGCCCGTCACGCCGTCAAAAGAGCCGCAGTCCGGCGGATTGTTTCCGCCTGTGTACTTGTCATGGTAGTAGGCAAAGGCGGGATGGTTATAGACGATAACGCCGGTGATGTCCTTCACCATTTCCGCTTCATCCCCCTCAGCGGAGGGAACCTCGAATGCCGTGCCGCCGCCGGCGGGCAGCTTCACGCGGTCAAAGGAAAACTCCAGCCCCTGGCAATCGTCCGCCATCGCTTCGTTCAGTACATCTCTGTTTGCAAGAGCAGCGAAACCCTTGTTCCCTGCGATTTCCGTGTTCTTCTTATCTGACATAATCTATGTCCTCCTAATCAAATGAAATAAGTTGCGATTCACGCGTGGGCGCATTGAATCGGCGCTGTTACGATTTGCGGATTCCGACCGACACTTTTTCGTAAGTGCTGACGGTATCGCCGAGCCATGCCGGAACTTCTTCGCCCGTGGTTTCCCGTTGTTCCTTGATGAAGGATGCGAGTGTGTTTGCGTTGACCGTTTCCACGACCAGACTGCCGTAGCCATTCTCTTTCAGAGCCTGCAGCATCTCGTCCCTGCGGCCGGATGCCGGGGATGCGAACAGTCTGCTCTTCAAGTAGAACGTGCTGCCGTTACGGGAGAAACGGTCAAGTTCGGCTTCTGTCATAGCATCGGAAAGCTGCTCGTCCAGTTCGGAGATCTCCGCGCCCAGAGCCTTGGTCTGTGCTTCGAGGTCTTTTTTCTGTTCCTGCAGAAACTTGAGCCTGTCAGCCATTTCAAAGATTTTTGTGTTCTCCATCGGTGACTACCTCCTTTCACTTCCTACCGGGAAATTCAACCCCCATAAGTGAAAGGTCAGTTTTTAAAGAGATTTCTGCCCCTGCGGTAATCGTCAACCAGCATTTTGGCGAGGTTCATTTTTTTACGGAGCGCGTACAGCACCTTGCGGTCGACTGTATTCCGGCATACGAGATAGATGTAATGGCAGTTTTCTTTTTGCCCGGCCCTATGGATGCGGGCCTTCGCCTGTTCAAAATTCGCCATTGAATAATCAAGGGAATAAAATGCCATCGTGGATGCCGCCGTGAGCGTGATGCCCAATCCGGCCGCCGCAATCTGCCCCAAGAACACACAGCACTTATTGTCATATTGAAAGCGATGAATTTCACTGTCACGATCTTTCACGCCGCCGCGAACCACGGCATAGCCGATCTTTTTCTTTTCAAGAAGTTCCTGAATATCGTCCAGTTCCGGTACGAAACGAGCCATAATGACAAGCTTTTTATCCTCAGCCAGACAGGAATCAATGATGTCGGAAAGTGCATCAAGCTTTGCCCGGCTCACGGTATTGACCACACCGTCGTCGTCGGTCAAATGCCCGCCCGTGATTTGAGACAGGCGCAGGAGCCTGGTGAGGATGTTCGCTGTGGTAACCTCCGACTCGTCCAGTTCCGCATAGCTTTCATTCTCAATGCTGTCATATAATTTGGCGGCATCCCTCTCCAGAGCTACGGTACGGACTTCCTCGGTGATTGCCGGAAGATCAAGGCACTCCGCTTTCGTTACGCGGAACGCCACTGAGTGGAGCTTCCGCAGGAATTCATCCGTCATCCATTTACGGAAAACAGGGGTGTGGTTGCCGTAGCCGCCCATGTCAAAATATTGGTTGCGGAAAGAATAAAACGATGTGCCAAAAATCTGAGGATTTAGGAAACGGTACTGCGAGAACACATCCAGTTCGCGGTTCGTGATAACCGTTCCCGTAAGGAGCAGCTTGTATTTCGCCTTATCGCCGATGTGATGCATTCCCTTGCTCTGGGAAGTGCGGTTCTCCTTCAATTTGTGCGCCTCGTCCGCAATCACCAGGTCGGCGTTATATGCCAGCAGTTCCTTTTCAAGCCTCCACGCGCTTTCGTAATTCACGACCACGACCTGCAGCCCATTGTCCGGCAGCTTGGTCAGCTGCTCTTTTTTCTTCGCCGACATACCCTTGAGGATGGTCATGGAATATGGAAAGTTAGCGAATTTCTCAAATTCCTCCTCCCAAACCCCGAGGATGGAAAGCGGCGCGACCACAAGCACCCGGTTGACCTTGCCGTACTGGTACATACAGCCAGCCACGGCAATGCTTACAATGGTCTTGCCGGTACCCATTTCCATCAGCAGAGCCGTGCCGCGGCTTTTGAGATGATCGTCAAACACGCCGAACTGGTTGCAGGCAAAAGCAAAGGCTTTCTTTTGGTGCTCATACGGAGCGGCCTTAATCGGCATCATCAGTTCCATGTTCTCAGGCATTTCGCTCACCCCGCTTATCCGTGCATACTTCCTTTTGCGTGGAGCCTAATTCTTTGATCTCAATGCCCTGCACGGTTTTACCCGGCTTCAGCACGAGGATTTCGCAAAATTCCCCAAAAAGAAAGGTGAGCAGCCTTTTCGGCAGGCTGATATGTTCGCTCTGCAAAACTTCCTTTTTATTGCCGTTCCTGTCGGCAATATTGATTCGTACTTTGTGTTGTATTTTCATGTATTGGTCCTCCTGTCCCTGATTGGCCTTGCTGAGGAGGATGAATGTATTTCCTTCCTCACTCACTGCCGAGAAATTCAATCCCCTTTAAGAGGGGGGCGGCCGGGGAGGACTCCGACCGCCGTATCTGCCGCCGTTCACGGCTCAGTCCTTTTTCGGGTAAGCATGGCGTTTCACACGCTCAACACCGAAGGATTTGGCTACTTTGTCAATGATTTTGTTTTTGCGGTTGGTCATTGCCGCAGAGGACGGCAGCTTGCCTGTCTGCTCGGCTTCAGCCTTGCGCATCTCCTCAAGCTGCGTACCCTTGCCGAAGTGCTCAAAAAAGAAATCCTGCTGTGCTTCGGTACAGTCCTCATCAATGACGTGGCGCACTTGATCTGCCTGAGGATTCTCCGGCTCCGGCTCGGCGAACAGTGCGTCTTCCGGGCTGCCGCTCGTATCGGCAAGCGTGTCCCAGGGATCGACCGCATCCTCGTTATTTGGATCCGTTATGTAGCTGCTGACCTTGGCATCAAACAGGGGATCGCACAGCTCGTCCTGGTAACGGTCATTCAAATCCATGTCATGGTCAGAGGAATCGAGGATAAGCGTCAATTCCAGCGACAGGTCTTTGCCAACCTCAAGCTTTTGCGTAACCATGCGTTTAGCGTCTGGATCCCAAGCCTCGTAACAGTAATATTTTCCGTCCGAGGACAGGTAACAGGTACGGTTGCGGTTGTAGTTGCTTTTGCGTTTTTTTGAATCGTTGCTCTTCATTGCAGTGTCCTTTCCGTCCGAGCGGTACGGAGGGACACAAAAAGAGCCTGCGGCCGAAGATGACCACAGGCTCCGTTAGCCGAAAAAAAGGCGCACGAAACTACGGTGGGAGCATCTTCGTTCCAAACACAGCCGTTATCGCTGCGTTCCGAACTCTTATGCATCCCTCCGTCCTTATAGCGCTATTCGGACTAAGAGAATTTATAGATGTAAGAGAAAGCTGTTTTTTACTTTCGCAAAATTTCATATGCGTTCGCATCATAAAATTTTTTGAAAATGTAGAAATCCGTTTTCTAATGTGATATAATATTTTGTATACTATATCCACATCGAAATTCATGTGCCGAAGTTTTCCGTGATTCCTACCGCTCTGCCTTACATACATCAGTTTAGCAAAACCGCCTTTTTGAAAAGCGGACTGGATGGACGCTCTCGGACACTCTCGGACAGAGGCAACTTTTCAGACAGGAGGTAAATAGGGCATGACGTTTTCGGAATATGCTTTAGGCCTTTCGCCATTCATTTCATTTGGCAAATCCGAGTATGATTACTTCACAGAACTTGTAGGAAATTTTGTGACGGATGCCGCTATGGACTCCTGTAAAATACTGAAGCGAAAATCCGACACGAAATACCGCTACATAAAAGGTGACCGCACGATTCAACCAAAGGACGCACAGTACCTTTACGACCACCGTGACAAAAGCAAGTTCTCAAATTGGATATGGGAGCGGATGGATGAGTCTGACTCTTATGATAATGTTGTGTCCTGGTTGAACAACCTCGGCTTTGCAAGTGATGATCCGTCCACTGCTTGTACCGATTTGTTAGAGAGCACAATACTGGATATCATTAGAAATTCCCCCACATCCCAAGCCAAACAAGAGTCAGAGATTGATTTGAAATTGATTGATGATATCGAGGAAAAAATAAAATCGCTACCCCGTCCGGCGAATGTGCCGGTTCCAAGGATAGCGACTCAAGATGAGCAAACATATATTAGTGAGTTATGTCAGGCATACGGTGATGCTGAAGGTATAAGTGATTTTTCTTTGGACAACCTTTCTTCTTATCCTGATTACTCAGATGATTTAGATGACCGTCGTATTGATTTTTATGCTGCCGAAAGTATCCGTCGTGGTGTGTTAGAACTGGGAAACGGCAAACTAACAGGTCAATTTGATGTACTAAAGGATGAAACTTTTGCTGGGGTAAAAGATACTGCAAGGCGCATACACCCGAATGGTTATGAGTGTATGCTTGCCGTAATGGAACAGGCGATTATTGTCCCTGTTACTAACTACATACTCAGTACTTCGCCATACTGGATAAGTGGAAAAATCAAAAAAGGCGTCTGCCACCATCTTGTAAATGACGGAAAACTGAAATGGATAAGGAGAAGAAAGAAATAATGAATGAATCGGCTCTTGGATCTACCTTTGAAATATCTCTCCGTATCCTTCTGATGTTGAACGAGCTACCTTCTTTGAAGTTAGATGAGCAACAGATCGGAGCGATTGATTTTATTTCTGTCTATGCAGCAGATTTCGGACTGCTTGACGAAAATCTGCATGGATACAGTAATTACAGATTCAGCGAATATCCTGCAAGAAGGTACATAGTTTCTTCTGCCCTAAAAAATCTTGTGCTGGATGGATATATCCATTTGCAACTTGCTTCAACTGGATACAGGTATTCTATTACTGAATCCGGAAGAAATCTCTGTGATACGCTGACCAACGATTATGCGGAAGAATACATTATTGCTGTTCAGGCCGTAGTTAACAGGTTTGATAATGCAAACGCCGAATCAATGTTGCAAGAAATCAACAGGCTCACTATCCAGTCTCTAAAGGAGGTCGGACATGAATAGATTCCATATTGAAAAACTCATTGTGTCCGGCGGAGGACACAATGCAACGGTCATTGATTTTAAACCCGGTTTAAATTTTATTTTGGGGCCATCCAATACTGGGAAAAGTCTGGTTATGGATTGTCTGGATTATATGTTTGGTTTTACTCCGAGGAAAAATCGCCCGTCCAAAATTGTTGATAACAACTATGGTTATGAACGAATCGCTCTCCATTTAAAAACAAACGAGGGCATAGTTGTTTTTGAACGTAAGATTGGTGATACAAAAATTGCCGTTAGCGGTACGGATCCGACTGTTGATCATGGCCAATACAGCGTAGGACATACTGCAAAAAAGAATATCAATTCCGTTTACCTTCAATTGCTTGGCATTACTGAGCCACATTCTGTACGGTCTGCAGAAGATGGTTCTAAAACCCAGGAATTGACTTGGCGGAGTATGCTTCACCTGTTCTTTATCCGGCAGAACGATGTTGCCAGAGAAAGTTCTGCGTTATTGGCTCCGGGTAGTATGGGGCATACGGCATCCGCTGCAGTTTTGCTGTATCTCTTAACCGGGAAGGATGCAAACGGACTATCAGCCGTAGAGGATCCTAAAATCAGCGAGGCCAAGAAAAGGGCCCTCATTGGGTATATTCGGGAGAAGATATACGAGCTATCAGCACAACGAGAAAAGCTGGAAGAAACGCTCTCTTTCTCAAATAAAACAAGCCCTTACACAAGTGTCGAACACGCCAAAAAAGAAATTGCTGAACTTCAGGCACAGATCGACGCCGCCACGCAGGAAAGCCAGCAACTCATGTCGCAGATATATGAGTGGAACAGTAAACTCTCTGAGTCAAAAACCGTAGAACATAATTTTGCTATTTTGCGTCAACAGTACCAATCTGATATAAGACGGATTGGCTTTATCGTTGATGGCGCGGCAAGTATTACACCTATACGCCAAAAGGTTAAATGCCCTATCTGTGGCGAAGAAACTGAGCGAATACAGGACATCAGTTTTATCGATGCTTCTGCTGCCGAACTCGAAAAAATCAAACAGCATCTGTCAGAACTGAGTGATGCACAACAAAGCGTGCAACACCAGCAGAAAGCCATTATGGAAACAATTCGTACATTAGAAAAAAAGAAGGATGCTATCGACATTTTGATTACCGAAGAATTGCAGCCAAAATTATCTGCATTCAAAGAAAACCTTGAGCAGCATCTAAAGACTATACGTCTTTCAGGCGAGTTAGATGTTATTCGACAGAGTGAATCCCAATATAGAAGTGAATTATTCAACAGGGAAACCGAGGAAACACCAGAGCCTTCGAAATACAATGTATTTGAGGACTACGATTATGATATTGTCCACGGTTTTGAAGAAAAACTAAGGGAGATTTTACAAGCTTCTAAAATTGGCGGAGCGGATACAGCAAGGCTCAGCATGGAGAACTTTGATATTGAATTGGGCGGATATAAAAAATCAGTTTCAATGGGTGGCGGCTTTTGTGGAATATTGAACACGATTACTACGCTTGCGATGAGTTCCTATCTCATTGAGCGAGGCCGTCCTGCTCCCGGATTCTATGCTGTTGATTCTTCCTTAACGCAGTTATCTGAAGCAGAACATAAAGAGCAAAGCGATACTATTAAGCATAATTTTATTAAATACCTTATCGCTCATGCTCATGAACGTCAGGTAATTATTATTGAACAGACAAAACGGATGCCTTTTGTTCCTTCCGAAAATGAGGTGGAACATGTACACGTTATTCGGTTTACCAGAAACAAAGGAGAAGGGAGATATGGCTTTTTGAACGAAGTCTATAACCCCGAGGATCAATAACCTCTCTCAAAGTTGCTTTTACACTTAATAGCAGGAGGCAAACAATGCGTATAAGTTACAATAAGTTATGGAAAATGTTAATTGACCAAAATATGAATAAACGTGATCTTGCAGAGAAGACCGGTGTGAGTTCAGCATCCATCGCCAAGCTGAGTAAAGGTGCAAACATCACCACGGATGTTTTGCTGAAAATCTGCGAGGCTATGGACTGTACTCTGGAGGATATTATGGAGACGATAAAGAAATAAAACGGAGGGTTATAGCTATGAATGACAAATTGAATAATAACATCACAATCGTTGAGGAAGAACGAAAAAGGCATTCTAAGGCATCTGAGGAATATATTCATGTAGAGTTTGACTATCCGGATATGACCTGGGATGGTTGGGTTCCTGTTGAATATAGACGAACTGGCGTTTCTATCAAACAAGGCGAAGTTGATAGACTTACTGCATATCTAAACAAAATATATGAGCAGATGAATCCCATAAACTTTCCGTCCTGGTTAAAAAAGCAGGAGCAATTTTGGCGTGAAGAAAAGCCCAATGCAGGTACAACAAAGGCTTTTTTCGATAGCCTCGTTAAAGGCGGATGGCAGTGTGTTGAATGCACTTTGCCTAAAAATCCAAACTGGGCCCGAAGAATACAAGATTTAAAAGAATTTGGATATACCATCGCTACCGATACAAAGCGGTATTGTCCTCATTGCAGAGAAAATAAAACGCATTTGATTCTCCTGCCAATTGAACGAGGCGGCATTGAAGGTAACGGATATGAAACTTGGTCTCCAACTCTGAGGAAGAAAATCATTCGTGTCTTAGGTAGCATTGATGTATATGAGGGAACTTTCTCTGCTCATTGCCTTCCTGACCATAAATTCTCTGAAATTAGATGGGATGAATCCACAAAAGTCGAAAATCCTGATACGATGTCAGATGAAGAAATCAGATCTAAATTTCAGTTGCTGACAAATCAGCGCAATCAACAGAAACGTGAAGTGTGCAGAACCTGCTTTCAAACAGGCAAACGTGGTTGCATTTATGGCATCCCTTTCTATTACAAGGGAAGTGAGAATTGGGATGATTCCATCCCACAAAAGGGAAAGGACGCAGAGGAAGGTTGTATCGGATGTCCTTGGTACGATATTGCCGAATGGAAAAAGCAGCTATTAGCGAGATTAGGGGGAAACAAAAGTGAGAACTCGTGAATTTGAAGACCTTTTATCTGATGGTTCTCTTCAAAAAGAATACTTCCTTGTCTTAAAGGACAAGCACTGGCATTGTCGCGATTGTGCGGGAAAGCAAATTGGATCGACACAGATTGCTGGTGGCGGAGGAATCCAAGGACTACAGAGAGGCACAAAATCACGTCCTGGAATCATCACGGAGACTAAACGCGAATATTGTAGGGAGTGCGATAAAACATCGACATGGGATCGATGGACTGGGGAATACACCGAATCAAGTTCCGCTTCCGGATTGCCTCATAAGTTGCAAACGCAAATTTTCGAGCATTATAGATATACTGATTCAATTGAACAACGACGCAGGCAAACTCACGAATTGGTCATTGATCACAGGTTTCCTATGGAAAGGTGGGGCGCCTCTGAAGAAAAGAATCCCACAAAAATGAATGAACAAGAGATCGAACGGAAATTCCAGCTTCTGAAAAAAGATTCTTCTGGAAACCACAATCTCCTCAAATCCAGAGCCTGTGAACGGTGTATCGCCACAGGCAAGCGAGGTTATCCTATGGGAATTAAATTTTACTATGCTGGTGATGAAAACTGGCCTGCCAACTGTCCTACCAAAGGTCCGGAGGCCGAGCGTGGTTGCTATGGATGTGGTTGGTATGATTTTGATGCATGGAGAACAGCCCTCAACCAGTTAATAGACGATAATTAAGGAAAAGATCGTTGATATTATGACTTGATATACACGCGCATATTAGTTAATATGAAACGACCTTGAACCTTTTGGATATAAGGAGATTACACCTATGATTTTTCAATCTGTGGGAAGTATCTGCTCTGGAATAGAAGCAGCATCAGTCGCTTGGGAGCCGCTCGGAATGCAATTCGAGTGGTTCTCCGAGATTGCTGACTTTCCGTCCCGTGTTTTAGCAGAGAAATATCCCAAAATAAAAAACCTTGGGGATATGAACGATATCCCAGCTAAAATTGAATCCGGAGAAATTGTTGCTCCCGACTTGATTTGTGGAGGAACACCATGTCAAGCCTTTTCTCTTGCCGGTTGGAAGACCGGCTTAAATGATGACCGTGGAAACCTTACTCTTCGATTCGTCGACATTGCGGATTCAAATGACAAGAAGCGCCAAGAAGAAAAAAAATCGCCCTCAATCGTTTTCTGGGAAAATGTCGAAGGGGTCCTTACAGATAAAACTAACGCATTTGGATGCTTGGTTTGTTCTTTGGCGGGCTTTGATGATGTCATAGAATTGAAGAGATGGCCAAACGCAGGTGTTATACACGGCGCAAAACGAAATGTGGCATGGAGAGTACTGGATGCAAAATATTTTGGATTGCCGCAACAAAGAAGACGCCTTTATTTGATGGCAGGGGGCAAAAATTTCTTCCCGGAAAATGTTTTATTTGAATTTCACACAGGAAGGTTGGAAGAATACCCATCCGCTCAATTAACCTTTGAAAAAGAAGGGCACAGGTTCGAGGTGTTTAGAGAATACACAGATTGCCTATATTCGGCATATGGAACAAAGTGGAACGGAAATGCTGCGGCCTATAATGGATCGCTGTTTATTGTTCAAGATGATCGTCTTCGCCGCATCTCTCCCCTTGAATGCGAACGACTAATGGGATTTCCAGATAATTATACCGACCTGCCAGGTGCAAAAAAAACCAATCGATATCAGGCTACTGGAAATTCATGGGCTGTTCCTGTGGTTAAATGGATAGGAAAACGCCTCACGGAGTATTCTGGAGACATGATGAATTTAGATTCTAAAACAAATTTCTTGCTTGCACGAACCACAGAGATTCCCGGACAAGGATTTTTCGTAGATTTCGGAAAGGATATCATAGAAATAGGAGCTGAATATACACTTAACTGCACAGCAATCCCGGAGGTTTGTGAATTTAAAGATATGAGTGCCATCGTTTCTTCTGATGCTCCAGAGGATATTTATATTTCACCCGTTGGTTGTTATGGAATTGTCCGTAGGAAACAAGAGCGAAACTTAAAAATCAATCCACGACTTGAAGAAGTCTTGCTCTCAATATCTTCACAGATGTCACCTAAAGAAATCGAGAAACGTTCTAGAATTCAAAAACGTGGGAGATTTAGCGACCCTCCCACACTTCAGATCACTGAAAAAGAAGATACTGCTCCTGAACAGGATGAACTTTTAGCAGCAGAGAATAGTACGGCACAAGTTGAAGCACTTGTTTTCCCCTCTAAAACCGAAACTAAAAAAGGGTGTGTCGCGGCATCCGTATTAGAACCAGTTCAACTAACGCTGTTTGATTATCTTAGCAAATAAAGGTGCAAGCAAAAGCCAAGGGACTTCCGCGCAACCGCTGGAGGCCCTCTTTTTAGATAAACCACTGGAACTGCATACGCCCATAACGATACCTCCTACAAATCATTACGGAACAATACTTTTCGTTATATCCGTATGCAAAAGCGAAGTATTGCACACCCCTCAGGGTAGAACTGAGAAATGGCTTGCGCTATCGACAGGCAAAGAATAAGACCTCTGCACATCCCTCGGTGTGAGAAAGCCTGTAAATCAAAAGGTTTTTACATTCTTTAACGAAATCCCGGAAACGAAGCCGTATCATATAGGGAACTATTATTTCGGCGAAGATTCCGGCGAGTTCCCATTCCGAGTGGCTTTTGATGTACTCCGTGTAGTGGGAGACCTGCGTTTCGTAGCTGGTTTCCTGTTCGTCCGAGTCGGTGCTGACACGGCAGTATGCGGCTATACGGAGCTTCGGCTGCTCGGCTTGCTTGACGTTGTTTCCGACCTGCCGTCTGGCAGGGATGATTGTCACGTTTGCCATCACCGTGCCTCGCTTTCAATCAGGCTGTACAGGTATTCCGCCTGCTGCTTCGGGTCGTCGTAGGCCTGTTCAGGAGCGGCGAGCTTGAACCGGGTTGGCGGCTTTCGTGTATCCGGCGACTGCTTTTTCCTGTTCGTCCGTCCGAGCACCTTTGCCCGGCGCAGGCGTTCGGCCTGTGCTCTGTCGTAGGTTTGCTGGTCGATGATGGCGGGATAGTAGTCGTCTCCGAGGTAGTGCTTGTTTTCGAGCAGGCGTTTTGCCGAGCCGTGCCACGTCTCGATTCCTGCTTCGTGCGCAGCCCTGGCAAGCGCCATTCCGTCAAGGTAGTTCCTGTAGAGGTTTCTTATCTGCTGGGCTTTCTCTTCGTCGATGACCGCTTTGCCGTTTTCGGTTCTGTATCCGTATGGTGTGTGTCCCATGATTTTCACATCCTTTCCGTGAGCGTGAGCCCGCATTTGAGATGGAATACTGCCTCGTGCCGTGAGCGGATGACGATACGCTCAACGAACCGTGTAAAAAGCTGGTCGTCGAAGGCTTCCAGCATCGGGCTCTTCTCGGTGAAGCGCAGCAGATCCTCCGCCTGTACCAGAACTGTGGCTTCATTGCTTGTCGTGTTTTTCAGGGCGTCTATCTGTTTTCTAATGTCGTCGGCCTGCGAGAGAAGCTCGGCGGTTTGCTGGCTGTAGATCACCTGGTCGATGAATCCCTGCGCCATGAGCTTCGTGAGCGTCTTGCGCTTGTCAGCGTTTTCTGCGAGGCCGGTTTCAAGATGCTGTATGCGGCTGAGTGTCTGGCTCGTCGAGCTCCTCTTCAGGCTTTCCGCGTAGGGTTTGAGGATCAGCCGGTGCGCGAAGATGAGTTTGTTCATCATGGCCCCGAATGCGAGCTTGAGGTCATTGTCCCGGATGAAGAGCATGGAGCATTTGCTTTTATTGGCGAGATGCGTCTTGCAGCTCCATGCGGCGTAGCTTCCGTCCGTTGTGTAGTTGATGCGCCGCTTGAACGTTGCGCCGCACTCGCCGCAGATGATTCTGCCGGAGAATGCGTAGCGGTTCTGGTACTTTTCATCGCCCTTGCTGATGTTCTTCTCATCGGCCCGCTGGGAGATGAGCTTCTGCGCGGCTTCCCAGTCCTCGCGGCTGACGATGGGCTCGTGATGATTCTGCTGCAGGTACTGTGTCTGCTCGCCGTGGTTCAGGTGCCGCTTGTAGGCTGAATCCGACCACGTCTTCTGATAAAGGCAGTCGCCGCAGTATTTCTCGTTTGCGATCATCCCGCGGACGACGGATGGGCTCCAGTTTCCGCCGCGCTTTGTCGGGATCTGCTCCCGGTTAAGTTCAGTGGCAATGGCTGCGGTTCCCTTCCCGGCAAGCGTCTCTGAGAAGATGCGGCGGACAATCTGTGCCTGCTCTGGATTGATGACCATCGTCTCACCGTCCCAGTCGTACCCGTATGGTGGGTAGCTTATCTTGAACGTACCGTTCTCAAACCGTTTCTTGATGCTCCATTTGCTGTTCAGACTGATAGAAAGGGATTCGTCCGCAGCCATGCTGGAGAGGATGGAGAGGAACAGCTCACTCTCCATCGAACCGGTGTTGATGTTTTCCTTCTCGAACCATATGGGGATATTCTGCGCGAGGAGCTTTCTGACGAGTTCAAGACAGTCGGTGGTGTTGCGTGAAAATCGGCTGATGCTCTTGGTGATGACCATGTCGATCTTCCCGGCCTTGCAGTCCTGCATGAGCCGTTCAAGCTCCGGACGCCGGGATTTGCCGGTGCCGCTGATGCCCTCGTCGTAGTAGATTCCGGCGAACTGCCAGTCGTCGCGGGATGTGATGTAGCTTTCATAGTGCGCCTTCTGTGTTTCAAGACTTTCGAGCTGCTCGTCCGAGTCTGTGGAGACGCGGCAGTAGGCGGCAACACGCAGCTTCTTTGGCTCTGTTTTTCCCTTGCTTGCCTGTTCGATTCTTGTGATTTTCTTCAATTGGCCTGCCTCCTTGTTAGTGTCTATCAATCACTCTTTTTCGGACACATAGCAAGCAGTTTTCGGATATATTTCCGCAAACAGGGGTGAGAATGTTTTGCGGTTGATGTCGCATAATTTGTTGAATTCGTCATCGGAAATAAGGCCTGTATCAAGCATGCATCTGGCAGTCCTCTGCGCCCGTTGGTAGTCGAGATCGTTGCGGATGCGCTCATCCGTGTAGTAGTTGTTTTCCTCCGTCATGATGTTTCGCCTCCTGCTTTCCACTGGAGGCTGGAGGCCCGTTTTGACGAAGCGGAAATGAAAAAAGACCCACCGGCAATCCCAGATAAAGGAAAGCCAGTGGGCCAGAGAAGGTGATGTGGTTATTTCACGCGAATCCGCCATCCGACCTGGATGAGGTTCACGTTCTTGATAAGTGAGCTGTTCAGCTTCTGGATGGCGGAGACGCTCGTGCCGTACTTGCTTGCGATGGCCGAGAGCGTGTCGCCGCGTTTCACTGTGTAATAGACGGCGGATTGTTCTGCCGTTGCCCCGAGCTTCTCGTTGACCTTCGACTGCACGGCGCTGTAGTTGTATCCGGCGGTGGTGAGCCTGTTCCTGCGGTCGTCGCCGTTTCCCCATTTTCCGGCGATTACCTCGGAGGCGATCTCGTCCACGGACTTCTTCGCGGGCGCTGCCGGGGTGTTGCCGGTTGCCGTGCCTTTCGCGTATCCGTTGAAGCCACCGTTCTTGATTGCGGACGGGTAGTCCACGTAGGACAGGTCCATGTCGACGTTTCCGCTGATTCCGTTTACTCGTCCCGAGGAGGAATGCTGCCAGATGCCGTAGGATCCGGAGTAGGTGCATTTCGAAGCGTACTGCGCGACCCAATGGGTGTATGCGGTGAGCCTGGAGTCGTCCATCCTCTCGTGGAATCCGGAATCCGTGGAGCCGTAGATCCCGACGAAGTATCCGGCGGCTTCCATCGTCTCGCAGAAGGCGATCGTCGCCTCCGTGATCCCGGCTTTTGCGGAGGCGGGCTGTGCCTCGTTGTCCATGAAGACCGGGTATTCGAGCTGCTTGCCTTTGAGGAGCTGGATGAACCTTTCGGCGTCCGCTTTCCCGGCTGCGGCGTTCACGCATTTCGGCCCGACGAAGTAGTAGGCTCCGACTGCGATGCCGTTCGCTTTCGCGCCCTTGTAATTGGCTTCCCACTTGCTGTCTGTGTAGAAGCCGTCATCCGAGCCTCCTGCCTTGATGATGGCAAACTGGATTCCGGCAGCTTTTACCTTGCTCCAGTCGATGTTCCCCTGCCAGTGGCTTACGTCAATTCCCTTGATTGCCATGTTATTGTTCCTCCTTGTTTCTGTCATGCAGTTGTTCCAGTACGTTCTTGAGCTTCTCCGGCACCGGGAGACCGAGGTGAGCGGCATTCTCGGTGAGGGATAGCCCTTCGTTCGAGATGTAGAAGAAGATGATCGCCGTCCTCAGGACTCCTTCGTGGCCGAGCACGTGGATGTCGAGGATGTTGGCGATGCCGACCAGAATGAAAATCAGCATCTTGCGGCAGATCCCTTTGAATCCGACCGCGCTCGAGAGCTTCCTGTCGGAGATGGCGCACAGGACGCCGGTGATGTAGTCGCAGGCCACGAAGATGATGAGAGCGACCAGGAGCCCGTCGCAGCCTCCGAGAAAGTAGCCGAGCCATCCGCCGACTCCAGCGAAGATGAGCTGGATGATTGACCAGAATTCCTTCATGTGTAGACCTCCTTTGAAAATTGGCATAAATAAAGGCCGTCCGCGTGATCGCGGGCAGCCATGTGCGCAGGTATACGTATTCTGTTATCCGGTTTGCCTTGGGAGCGCCTCCCAGAGCCTGAGATCCTCCTGTCCGAGGGACCAGATCGCGATCCCGCGAAGTCCCCACCGGTAGGCCGCCTGATTCGCCCAGTAGACGAGCGAGTCCACGTCCTGGTAGTAGAGGATCGAAAACCCGTCCGCGTCTCCGAGGAACAGGCGCGACAGCCAGATGTTGATGTCCAGCGGCGTGATGGTAACCGTGTAGTCGTTTCCGCATTCGAGGCTGAGCTGCGCCGAATGGTAGAACTCGTAGTCCATCGAGATGGATTCGCTTCTCGTGTCGGGTTCCTCCACGTCGGAGGTCAGCGTGAACACCTGGAACTCATCGTCCCATGTGCAGTCCGTGCGGCTGATCCTGCCGTACTGCGTGACGGTGCCGTCAGGGAACGTGACATCAAAGCGCTCGTATGGCTCGTAGGTCCATGCATCGCCCATGCGGAGAAGCTCACACACGGTCCGGTTGTCGCTCTGGTATCCCGCCTCGCCGCCGGTGAATCCACTGACGCTCGCGGTGAAGCGGAGCGTGTAGGACGCGCCGGAATAGACGCGCACCGTGCTTCCCCGGATCCGCATCTCGATGGTGTACATCGTGGGATCGGCCCGAAGGTCGGTTGTTCTTGTCGGGCTGATGCTCTGGCTGTAGCTTCCGAGTTTTGTGCTTCCGTTCCAGAGCTCCACGGCCTGCGTGTCGTGGTTCAGGCAGCAGAACAGACTCCCGCAGAAGACGCCGGCGCGCCCGGTGCTCCCGGAGGGGAACGCGAGACGCGCCCGCAGGTGGATGTCGCGGAAGCCGTCGTAGTTCCATGCGAATTTACCGCTTCCGTCAAGCTGCGAGTAGACGCGCTCCTCGGAGTATTCGTCCTCCCGCCAGATCTTCCACGAGCCGGACAGTGTCTGCCAGTAGCCGGTGTCGAGCATGCCGTAGTCCTCGAAGTCCGCGTACCAGATGAGCGCGGAGTCGGGTTTCCTGCGGAGCACCTCGGTCGTGAGCTTGAAGCCCTTGTCCGGCTGGCATTCGTTCCCGTCCACGTCGATGAACTTCCGGGGAGAGAGCGTGAAGGATGCGGAGCCCGCGGACGGCGCTTCGGAAAACGTCGAGCAGACGCGGAACCCGTAGAACTGCACGCCCTTCACGTCAACCGACACCGTGATGGTGTGCGGCCCGGCGGAAAGCGTCATCCCGTCCGCGAGCCTCGCCCAGAAGGTGCTTCTCCAGTACGGCCACCACAGACGGAACTCCGTGAAATGACTCTGCGATCCGTCAATTGACACGTAGATGCCGTTCTTGTCCCAGAAGGGATAGCAGAGTTTTACGGCAATGTCGTAGGTACCGGGGGACGGGATGGTGAAACGGTAGGTCGCGCTCCCGTCGTCGCCCATGACGGCGATGCCGTTTTCACTGGATACGATGCCGGAGTAGCTGTCCGGTGTCCCGTCGCGGTCCACATAGATCGTGCCGAACGTGGCTTTCTGCTGCTTGCTGAAAGCGGTCAGGTAATGATGCCGGTTGTAGGTGCCGTTCAGCTGCGGGTACTCATAGCTCGCGGCGTCGCGGCCTTCCATGAAGTCGTAGACCTGCGGGAAGGCGTAGGGCACCTTGTTGTAGTCGTCCCAGTACGCGAGGATCGGGATGAATGGCTGAGGGGCATTATCGTCCGTGAAGTTGTACTTGCCGGTCATCCAGTTCTTCGCCGCATAGTAGGTGTTGGAGACGCCCCGGTAGGTTTCGCCGAGGTTCTCCGGCGTGTCGTAGATCTGCCAGTTCCATCCGTAGGCGGGAAGCCCCATGAACACTTTGGCCGGTGTCATGACGCGGGAGGCGTAGTCGTAGATTCCGTCCAGCCAGTCCTTCGGGGACACGGGACCGGGAGCGGAGCCTGCCCACGCCATGCCGTAGCTCATGATGGCCGCCGTGTCGCAGTACGGGTCCAGATCCGCATAGACGCACCAGTTCTCGCCGCCGACCGATCCGTTCACCGAGTTCATGCCGGGAAGGCAGATGTTGACCTTCTTCTTGCTGTCATAGGCTTTGACAGTGTTCCAGATGTTCCGGAACAGGGCAGTGGACTTGGTGTGCGTGGAATAGTCGCCGCCCCGCTCGAGGTCGATGTCGACGCCCGCGCACCACGGGTATTTCTCCATGATTCGCACGAGTTCCGTCAGGAACGTGTCCTGCGCGCCGTCCGTGTTTTCCCGGAGTGCGGTGAACACGCTGGATGTTCCGTCGTTCCGGACGGTCAGGAGCCATGTGATGTGCGGGTACTTGTTCACGTAGGTGAGCATGTCGCTGATTGCCACGCCGGATTCCGTGATCGTCCCGGTGGCGCCCACCTTGAAGGAGAAGAGACCGACCTGTGACAGGCGATCCCCGTATTTTTTGAGGGCGGTGTACATCCTCGCGTTTCCCATGAACGTCCAGACCATGCATTTGCGGCCTTTGAGAATATCCAGACTCATATCAGATCACCGTCCTCCATTTCCCGGAACTCCACGTAGAGCCGCGCTGACTTCTTGTCCCCGACCGTCACAGGGTGTTTGCTGTCCCCGGCGGCGGAATACTGGAAGAACCCGTCCTTCGGGGTGGGCGAGCCGTTTTTCAGGCACTCCCTTGTCGACGCAAGCAGGGACAGTTCGTCACCTGCGCTGGCAGCATGGGTGAAGGTAGCCTTGTGCGCGCCCGCCCCGAGTGCGAGGGAGATGCTTCCGGCCTTCATGTTTTGATTGGGCGTAATCTTCCAGTCGAGCCCGACGGTGGTCTTGCCGAGGTTGAAGATGACGCAGGTCATGCTTCCGCGGACGATGCCGTTGTAGAAACGTTTCCCGGAGACCGCGTATTCGTCCCCGGTCGCGTATGTCTTCTGGAGCGTTTCGGTGTTGATGACGTATCCGGAGAGGCGGTCTCCTTCCTGCAGTATGAGGTCCGTGAACCAGACCGTTCCCGTGCAGTCCTTCACCTGCGGTTTCAGGGTTACGCTGACGATGCGTTTCTTTTCCTTTTTCCGGATGGTTTCCGTGAACCTTGTGAATACCGGCATGATCACTCACCGTCCTCAGTCCATTTGATCTCACTGACGTGCCCGACCCAGCCGGTCGCGATGGAGCCGCCCTGAAGGAGCATGTCCGTGATGTGAATGGTTCCGGTGCAGTCGGTCACGCAGATGCGGATCCGCATTTTGCTGACGCGCCCGTTCTGCGGGGAGACCGCCTGCGCCACATGTGAAAACGAAGCCATATGGGTTCCTCCTTTACATCAGGTCGATGAACCGTGTCTCCGTCGTCCCGTCCTCGTATTCAAAGGTGACCTCCACGCCGACCTGCCCATTGTCGCCCATCGTGAGGTCGTCCGACGCGATCTGGCAGGAGAAGGTGTAACTGTCCCGGTTTGCCGGGATCACGGTCTGCGTCAGGCTTTTCGTGGTGACGAGGGCTCCTTCGCATTTGAAGGATGCGGTTCCGGAGACGCCGTTTTCCGTATCCACCTCGAATCCGGAATTCTCCCAGTAAGAAAATCCTGAGTCGGCTCTTGAGTTTCTCAGATGGTTGAACGGGACAAGGTCCTTCATCTCCTGGCTGTCGACGAGGTTCGCACCGGCTAGCGTGTCGGCGGCGGCATCCCACTGTGAGGAGGAGTCGCCGAGCTCCCGGAGGGTGGTCGACAGTTCGAGGACGGTGTTCCACGGTTCGCGGAGGTTGTATTCGCGGCGCACGATCCTTGTCTTGATGGAAAGGTCCAGCTCGTCGTCCTTCACGGTCACGATGTCGCCGAGCTTCCATGTCTCGTGCCCGTAGCCGGTGAGGACGGAGAGGTCCATCGCGTTCAGGACGTAGGAGATGCGCGGGCTTGCGTAGTCGGCGAGGCGCATGTTGGCGTACTCCAGCATCTGGTACGGGTTCGTGAAGTTCGAGCAGTCGAGCGTGGATATGCGGATCTCGTCCGTGTACGTGGTGTCCTCGACGTACTCCTTGCCGTCGTTGATGGACGCGAAGGTCATGCCGTCCTTGCCGTAGGCGTAGAGCCGTGTGATGAGGCTCTGCGTGTCGATGACGCGCTTGATGGACTTCATGTTCTTCCTGTAGCAGAAGAGCGCGCCGGAGTCCGTGCCGCTGAAGGTCAGAAGGCTCACGGTCCTGTTTTTGTTGTCGAAGATGAGGTCGCCTCCGTGGAGGTCCTGCACCTTCCGGAGGATCGCGAGGGCGTTTTTCTCCGTGGATGTCCAGGTGCGCTTCGTGCGGATGTTGACGGTCCCGAGCGCCCAGCCGGTGTCCTGCAGCGCGTAGGCCATCGGGACGTCCGCCGTGTCCGCGTTGAAGGTCTGCTCCGTTTTCTTGACGGAGAACCCGAGGTCGTAGAACGTGGCCTCGGCGTACACGGAGGTGATGGCGGTACCCTGCTCGTTCTTCTCGTCCGTGATCGTGCGGATGCGGTAGGTGTCGCCGCCGACGGAGATCTGTTTTTCGTTTTCGAGATGCCGCCGTTTGCCGTCGCGGAACGGGAGGTTGAATTCGAGCGTGTCGATGCCGTTGATCTCGCCCGTGATGATCACGTCATAGGCGTTCTCAAGTACGGCTTCCGCGTTGCCGTTCAGATCGAGAACGGTCAGT